TATATTTTTCCCATGCTTCAAAATTTAGACCAACTTTATTCAATAACGATTGACCAACTTTCTCAAAAAGACCTTCAAGATATTTTTCTTTTTCTTCAGCTGTCTTAAATCTTTTTCCTGTTGCCATGTCAGTTAAATCGCCGGCAAGTGGTATTAACGTTCCAAGTGTATCTTCACTAACACCCAATTGTTTTGATATTTTTGCCTTTAATTCAGGCGGTAATGTATTGTAATGTTGAAATCCTTTTGTTGATAATTCATAAAGATTTTTAGCACCACTTAATACTTCATAGTATCTGATTATTTCTGATTGGTCGATTCCAACCATACCACCTATACCAATTATCAATGTTTGCACAGGAGCTGGTAAATTCTTAAAATCTACTGCATCAAATATAGAAAGAAATTGTTTTTTCTTGTAGATATTGTAAACTGCAAGTGCATTTACACCAATGTTTGCTGCTTCAAAATACTTTTGATTTGAATTTTGTTTTTCTACATCAGCATAAGATCCATCAATTACCCCATTAAATGATATGTTTTCTTCAGTCTCATTACCTTCTTCAAGTAAAACTCCTGCTCTTTCTCTTATTGTTTCCCAAACTTTTTTTTCTGGATTATATTTTCTTACATCTTCACCAGGATTTGTATTACCAACATAATGATATTTGAATTGAAGCGGAATATATCCTTTTTTTATTTTATTTTTACCTTTGTATTCAAATCTTGGATCAAATTCTGAATTATCCAATTTTATAGTAATTGTATCTTTACCACCCGGAAATATACCACCTGCTAAAAATTCAGTTCCTGTCTCAGGACCAATTGCACCAAGATAAACAATTTCACATAGTTTTCCTTGATCTTTTATTTGAACACCATCTCTAAATGTATTTGGATTAAAATTTGTTCCTGCAGATCCACCTAATTTTATATTAGATGTATTTGTCACTTCTTTTATTGGAATAAATGTTTTATCTTCATCTTCTTCAATTGATGTAATTTCTATTCTTGAAAGTATTAAATTATTACCATATACTTTTTTGAATGTAGGGTTATCAAATTCTACCGTTACTGTATCTTTATTAACTACTGTATATTTTTTTGAAACAACCGAACCCATAACGGCATCAGAAAATGCTTCTCCTGTAACAAGACTTTTTAATTCTGGATCCAATTCGTCTACCGACTTTTTACCCATTTCTGCTATTGCAAATTTTTCAAGTTCATCATAATTTCCAGACTTAACAAGTTTTTCAAGTTCAATTATTTTTCGTATAACATATGTAATTTTACTCAAAACTTTTGGATTTACACCTAAAAATTTTGCAATCAATGCTCTTTTTCTTTTATCCAATTTATCAAAATCTAACAAATTTGTCAAATTTGCTAAAAGTTTTGCAGTTACAAATGCAGTTTGTCCTTGTGTATATGCTCGATATAATTTTGCTGCTAAGGATAATGCCTTTAATCCAGACTTAACAATTGCTGTATTTTGTTCCGATGTTAAAAAATCTAAAGCAGCAACGGGATAACCAATAACTGTTGAAAATAAACTTGCTTCTCTTTCTTTTTCTTTTCTTAATTTTTCGGCTGCAGCTTCTTTTGTTAAGACCTTTGGCATAACACCACCTAACAATGATGATACACCTGCGGATGCCCAACTTACACCTTCACCAATATAACCCATAGCACCACCAATGGCACCAGTTACATAGTCCATTGCATCGGTAACATACTTATCAACAGAACCGGTTATAGAATTTAATAAACCACCATCACCCAACAATGAATTTGATTTAATTGTTACAGTAAGATATTCTATATTTAATTCATTTTCTGCAGGATTATCACTTGTTGGATCTTTTAGTGCAAATTCTGCCGCTTGTCTTCCCCAATTGGGCCAAATTTTTAGTGTCATATTTACAATAACACCCGTTTTGGATGTATCAAGCACGCCGTATTTATCAACTAATAATCCACCAAGTCCTGGTGGAATAACTGGAACACCACCAACTTCGCATTTCCATGTTAATGCATACTTTGATGCATATTGACGGATTTCCGTGTCATCTGCAAATTTTTCTTTATATTCTGAAAATGCAGTTGGACTGCTAACATCATTATCGGTATAGTATGCCGCATTTACAAGAGTTTTTTTCCAAATGTCTAATGAATCTTGATTTGTTTCTTTTGTAAATTCAATATAATCCAAAAGGTCAATACTATCTCCTTGAAAAACCTCAATAGCATATTGATTTAATTCTGTTGGAGATGTGCTTGCCTTATACTCAACTTTATTTTTTTTCCATTTAATTGCCATTATAGTGGTCCTCCAGCATTTCCATCTCCACCTGGAACAATAGAATCACCATAATCAAATGTAGGATCAGTTTCACCTAAAATATCATCAAGTAATTTTACTTTTTCTAATTCAAGTTCAGACATTTCTTGAACTAAACCTAACGCATCTTCATATAATGGTAATTCAAATTCATCTGGATTTGCCAAAACATTTTCACCATCGCCTATTGTTGAAACTTTACTTTCTTTAATAAAATCATCTGCATTCGCAACATCAGCTTCTGACGGTCCACCTGGTTTTTCATTTACGAATGCTAATTGGCTTGGTAACGTTTTTATATCAGCTTTTAATTTATTTAAGTTTGCATGAGCAGTAGAAAAATTTGCAACATTTATTGGTATTCCAGATGGTCCTGTTCCTGTTGGATGTGTTTGATTTGTTATAGCTTTTGTTATGTCTAATAATATCTGACATAAATCATTTAACCAATTCATGGTTCTTTTACCTAAAAGAACTGGTTCAATTGCATTAACTCCAAGACTTATCTTCTGCTCGGACTCAAATTCAACAACTTGTTTCCCATCAAGCGAAATACCTTTTTCAGAAGAAAACCCAATCCCTTCTTTACTAAATCCAATGATTTCTTGTCTTCTTGCATTAAAAACAATTCTATCAGAAGCAATCATTACTGCATTTCCACCATACTCATTTTTGGTAAAAAGATTTATACTCTTATTTGTTATTGATGGGGTAAATGTAGAGGCCGGTTCAAACTTAACATATTGACCTGATGTTAGCCATATAGTAGAATCATCTTTATCTATTTCTTCTAATATAAATTCATTTCTTGGTTTTTTATCTGGATTAGTTCCGTTGGATATTATCAGTATAGGATTACCCGTTTCACCCAAACCTTTTTTCCATGTTGGAACTTGCGGATAATTTCTTCTTTCATCTATTGTTGAACCAAATCGAATAGATTGTCCCCATCTTCCTTCAAGTATTATGTCTCCTGAATAAGGTTGTATTGGGTAAACATCGTTTCTTTCAACAAATATAGGATCAATAGTATAATTTGGTGTAATGTTTCCTTGTGAGGATTGTGGCATACCATCCCTTGCTTCTTCTCTAGCATCAGGATTTGATGGATTCATTAGTGTCATCCAATCGGTCATTCCAGGAAGTCCGTTGTGGTGAACGGATGATTGGATGGAAACGGGATTAGAATAATAATACTCTTGTGAAATAGCAGCAGCACTAGCATGGGGTGACGGTGCTTTTGTAACAAGTATTATTTCACCCCGTATGGGTATATTTTTTATATTTGCATCTAGTGCACGAGCACGAATAACATCTTTTCTATTGTGTCCAACTGCACCAGCATATCTACACAAAACAGTATAAAGTGCGTTTTTATCCTTACCTTCAAAATCTACATCCAATACTTCAGCAGGAAACCATTCTCTAGGTTTCCCATCTAAAATAGTGGTTTGTGGATTAAACGTCTCTACTGCCAATGTTATTCTCCTCTTGTTCTTCTTTAATTTCTTCTATACCTTTTAATAATGCTTCTTTTTCTTCATCGGTTAAGAACGAGGAGGATTCTTCACCACTATTAGCCATAGCTCGTTGTATAACCGCTGCCAGTTTAACCAAGTGTTCATCATTCTTAACACCAACTTCCATAAAGTCTTTTATTGCAGGCACCAAAATAGCAGCATCACTTATGTTGTTTAACATAGGTTTTAAGTCAGCAATAAGTAAGTTTATCTGACGATCTTTTTTCTTCTGATTATCGTAGATGTCTTTCAACAAATCAGAGAATTTTTTACTACCAAAAATTTCTTCGTTTAAGTTCATAATAATAAATATCAGTTGTTGATAATATGTTGTATATCATACCAATTCATTTTTTCTATGTTTATACCATTTTGATATTGTTCATACATCTTGGAATATATCAGTTTTATTTTGTTAATTACACTTGTAATATATTGTGAATTTACACCAGTTCTTTCTCGAACAAGTATGTAAATTGCCTTTTTATTGTAATTTTCTATGTTATCTCTTGTCTTAAAAAGATATAGTATTGCATCAGCAACTTGAATATCTCTTTGTTTAGTAAAAAATAAAGATAGATTCTTTTCAACAACATTGACAAAAATATCTATGTAATCACGTTTTTCTTCTATTAAATCCATTCTTATTTTTTCGTTTACTATATTTCGCTCAGTATCTATTGCACCAATATCTTGACTACGTTTGAAGTGATAATAGTTTTTATTATTTTCAGCAATTAAATAATTTTTAGCAACAATAGAAAAATAAGAAAATGCTTTACCATTTTCAGCCTTATACTTTCCAATTTTTTCGTGAAGAAATGCAATAACTTCATGTTTTACATCTTCGTGTCCTACATCAAAATTGTAAAACTTAAAACGATGTATCATTATTTCTGCAAGTTTGTAAAATGCAGGATGTATTTTTTTTGTATAAAGTATGTTTTTTTGAAATTCGTCTTCCATAGTATTATACATTACTATTGCATCTTCTGTTTCTTGGGTAAAGTAAACATTTGGTTTTTTGGGACTACGTTTTTGTTTCATAAATAATCCCTTTCAAATTTTGCATCAAATTTTGGTTTTTCAAAAATAGAACTCCGTTGATCATCCAAAGGAGGTTCGCCAAAATAAACTGCAATATCGTTAATAATATCTTTCATTTCTTTGAAAAAATATCCAGTTTCATCATCTGCTTCAAATGCACCAATCCTATCTAATTGTCTTAAATAGGATTGTTGTGATAAAACTCTATTTTTTAATTCTGTTAAAAACTTTTCATTCTCTAAAAGTGTATCAACAGATGTCTCAGCCATTTCTTCCAACTTATCAAACTTCTTATACAAATTTATATTCACATAAACAGATGCAGTTAATAAAATGGATAACAAAACTATTCCAATTAACATATTAACCTCTCTTATGTTTTGGTGGAATTATAGCATCAATTACACCCATATCTAATGCATCTTTTGGTGTGATATAATAATCTTTGATAGTTACATTTTTCCAATAATCTTTTTCTTTATTTGAATTTGATTTCAGAATTTCCAAAAGTATTTCTTCCAATTTTTCCATGTGTTGAACATTAGCTTTCATATCAGAAGATTTACCGTAAATGTCTGAACTTATTTCGTGGAACATGATTGTAGAGTATTGTGAAGCGGCACGAACACCGGTTCCAGCACAAAGAATAAGAGCAGCAGCGGACATTGCCCTTCCTCTACAAATTGTATTTACCTTAACATCAAGACTTTGCATATAATCAATAATGCCAAGTGCCTCATAGACAGAACCACCATCGGAATTGATAATTAAGTTGATAGGATCATTTTTATGTTCTTCTGTTCTCATATGAAGTATTGCACGAATACGAGTAATAATATCATACAAACTACCATCCATGATTTCACCAAATAACAATACCGATGATGCTTCAACATCAATTCCGTAATCCATTTGTGTAGTTGCTTCTTTCCATCTAACTGGAATATCGTTTTCACTTTCTTTTGATTTATTTGTTACTAATTTTTCATCAGCAACTTCTTCACCATCATAAAAATCGTTCATGTCAGAACTCCTTGATAAAATATGATAATGACATTCTAAAAAGATATACCCCTCCTATATCCTAAATCAGGTTTAGGTGGTTCTTCATAGAATGCCCTTTGTTCTTCTTGTTGATCTAATATACCAATTTCTTCCGTATTTGCCAAAACTTTTTTTTCTTTTTTAACTTTGTTTGGTTTTATTTTTTTAATTACCGTAACTGCATCTGTTATTTGTGTTTCTACTTTTGTTTTTGGTTCTTCGGTTGGTATCACAACATCTATAACTTCTTTAACTTTTTCTTTTTTATTTGGTGGTGGACTATTATCATCTTCCGGTGGTAAGTCCAGTTCCTTATGACGAAGATGATTAGCAGCAATAACCAAACTAACCGCAAGTGGATCAAAAACTGAAACTAGTATTAGTATAAACCAATTAACTATTATGTCCATAGGAGCACCAGTTAATCTACTTAAATACAAAAGAGGACCTATTTCTGATGTAAATGTGGAATTTTCCAAACCCAATTTTTCTTGTTCCAATTTTGCAATACTATCAGATAAACCAATAGATTTTTGATTTAGTTCCGATATTTCTTTATTTAATGTTTGTGTTGAATTATCAACAGATTGGATATTTCTCTGCAATCCTTTTGTTCCTTTTTTGGAACTCAATTGTGTATTGAGAGAATTTTCTTGGGTAAGTCTTAATTGATCGTAAGATGATATTCTTTGTGATTTTTGTTTCACAAGAGTATCAATTTGGGATTTTTGTTCAAGGTAAATATCTTTTTTCTTATCAATCAATACAATCTTGTTTTGAGTTTCATATATTGATTTTGCAGTTTCTTGATAGGAATTAGTAAGATAACCATATACACCAACCGATGTCAATATCATAAGGACAGCGGCGGCACTCATAAGATAAATCTTAAATGTAGTTTTTAGGGTTTTATAGTGGTCATGTAGGAAGGTAATAACCACCAACTTTGAAAATTCCAACATTCCGGCCATTCCAACAATAGACCAAGAACCGCCAGAAAATAGTTTGGATATGCCGTAAACAGAATAATATCCTGAAAATACTGCCAATCCGATAGCACAAAACCAGATTAGATTTTTCAGAGAGAGTAATTTACTTGACATTTTAATCCCATTGTGTTCATAATCATGTAATCATAAATATGAACTTTTGGGATTTTAGGTTAGATGCCGTATTCGGTTAGATATTGTTTGAGGGCTAATTCTTTTGCTTTACATTCCAACATAATATCAACATCATGTCCGTATGTATTGATTTTTTCTAATATGTAATCAGCGTGTGCCTGTGGTTTTTCTTTTGGATTGTTTGTTTCTTTTAGTCTTGATGATGAATAATGAACAACAGGTGTAATACCTTCTGGCCATGTTGAAATGGCAAGTTCAAGAGCTTGTTGTTCGGATAAGTCACCGGTGCAGAATTGGTGGTGATGATAGTCAAATACAATAGGAATACCCACACATTCATGTATTTTCATAAGGTCTTTGACTGAATACATACTGGCTTTGTCATCGTTTTCAATAGTCATTCTTGAACGAACACTATTGGATAATAGGTGGAAGTTACGGCACCAACGGTCAAGTGAAGCAATTTTGTCACCATAAACACCATTGCAATGTATATTGATTTTGTTGTAAGGTGTATGTGACAATCCCATCATATCGAATACTTTACCATGTAGTTCTAAATCAATTATGGTATTCTTAACAACATTGTCATTTGGTGAACATAAAACATTGAAAGGTCCAGGATGACATGATAAACGAACACCATTTTGATTGGCATAATCACCTATTCGTTTAAGGACAGTTTTTATTTCATCAATATCTGGTAATGTTTCCAAGTCATATTCGGATCCCCAAGGAAATACATTTGATGATGTTCGGAAGAAATAAATACCGTTTTCAACATTCCATTTGAGTATGGTTTCCATATCACGAACATTTAGGAGAGCGAGTTCGGAACAATAATTGATACCTTTTTGTAGAAAGGTTTTCTTAATCATTGAACGATTGGTGGTGATCTTATCTTTGGATAAGGTCATATTGATACAGGCATAGCCGAGTTTCATAGTAGGTTGGCGTTAATGTGTAATGTATAATCAAATACAATATACGGATCTTTCCTATAAGATCAAAATTTATTTTACCTTATGTCCATAAAACTCTGCTAAACTATCATACATGCCATCCATAATGAATTGGCCATCAACTATTTGTTGGCATCTTTTTTGGAATAATTCTATATGGTCTCCCCATCTACTTTCAAAAAGATGATAAGTTTTATTTTCATATACAGTCCCTATACCATAGTAACCATAATTAGATAATCTCCATACACCATCTTTTTTTGGAACACCGTCAAATTTTGTTGGGTAAAGACATCTGTATCTTTTACCCATTTCTTCTGCAATATGACTTATCTCTTCGGCAACATCTGAACGCATTGTTGGGTAGAATGTTGGTTTTCCCAATTGTTCATAGCATGATTTTGTTATTGCTAGAAATGAAGGTGCAGCAAATACATGAGTTTTTGGGTGGATATGGTTTGATACTTGTGCATTACCGAATAAACTATTATTTTCTGTAACATAGTTTATTGCTTCATCATAGACTTCTCTGTTGAGTGGAACACAATCAATATCAAAAAATACATAAACATCAGCATCAGTATTACGGCAAACTGCATTCATCCATAACCCATGTTCTATATTCATATTATGATATTCAACCGGAATATCAAAGTGTTTCATAACCATTTTATGTGATTCCAGTATTCTGGTATCAACATTATCCCAATGTAGTGTATTCACAGAAATTTTCATAACATAACCTTTAATATAAAAAACCCACCGGTTTACATTTCTGCAGTGACGCGGTGGGAATAAGATACCCATTCCGAACAATAGGTAATTACGGTTTAACTCTATCACATGGAATTTTGCCGGTTGCCTTCCATAAATTCCATAGAGTAAGTTGATCTTTTCTTAAAATAGCTTCAATGAAAACAAATGTATTTTTTACACATTGTTCCATTTTTGTTCTATATTCTTTTTCCAAGTCTCGTTGTGTTTGACGAAATTCAAATGTAAGTATTTCAATTTCTTTTTTTATTTCAGCAGTTTTTTCTACACCACGATACTTTTCTATTTTGACTTTGTAATCTTCTTGAAGTGCCTTAATACCTTCATTCAATTCTTTTTTACATTCCATTGAACAAATCTTTTCTTCACGAAGAATAGTATCGATTACCAATCTCTGTTCTCTTGTTAAGTTAAGACACTCTAATGCCCTTTGAAGTGGAACACGATTTTTTACACTATCACGATTTGTAACCGGTGTTCTTTTTTCAAACATTGTAATATCTTGTGGTTGGTTGATATTTTCATTGCAACCAACAAACAATACAGATACAAATAATAAACCAATAAACTTTTTCATATAACTCCTTTAATTAGAAATCCATATTTGGATTGTAGTCCATACTACCAGTATAAGTTCCACTATTGTAAACTAGTCTAATAGCAAGTCCCATATCCATATTAGCTGATATATTTGTAACTTGTTTATTACCCCAATATAATCTAACAGAAGTTGCTTCTAATGAACCACTATCAGCTGTCCAAAAATTTCCACTCCAACCGTGATCCCAAAAATCACCGTTTTCTTTTATGAACCCACTTGGGTTTCCAGTAAATTTTGATTGATTATCACCATTACCATTTTGTCTTTTTAATGTATTCCAATTTTTAGTATTTTTTAGTTTATGACCAGCAAGACTATTACCCCCAAAAGCAGCAGATAATGTATTGAAGTCAGACAAATATGGAACTCTAAACCCAACTGGTGCTATATTTTTTGAAGAAGATATTACATAATAATTGTAAAGTTTTCCATATTCTTCTTCAAGTGATGGATCAAAATTGTAATAACACCATGCAGGTGTGTTTGTTGAAGCAAGTTCCACCCATTGTTCTGAACTTGAACATTCAGTTATTGGTGTGCCGTCTTGGAATGATTCAACTGCTAAATTCTCTTTTGACCAATACTGGGAACCGATTTGAACGACTGCCATTAAATTCTCCTATGATTTGACTAAACTTATAGATAATCTTGCTATAAATATAAATCAATAACATTAAACACTTTGTTTTTTGTATTTTCTTTTAGGTGTTTCTGTTGTTTTTTTAGCAACCTTTTCTTTTTTAGCTACCTTCGCATTATGCTC